GGTCGGGGGCACCCATTGTCAAACCATTAAAGATAGAAAGATATGAGTTGTGAAGCAAAAACCGTATTCGAGTCAATAGAGGCCTGCCCGGGCAAGACCATACTCCCCGGTATCCGTCGCCGTATCTATTTCATCCCCAAGGCGCATATCGCCCGTTTCCCCAAGCTGAAGGATCCTGGCGACACAGGGGTGGCGATGGGAGACCTTGCCGTCTATGACGGAGACTTCACCCTTGTGGAGGGTAAGTACTTCCAGTTCATGGACCTGAAGGACGAGGCGTCCAACGTCACCTTCGAGACCGTCGGAGAGAACGGCTCCCACCTCGTCAACAACGTGGCTAACGCCATCATCGCAGGAATGGAGGATGCCGTGAAGGGTTTCGCGCGCCAGGTTCTCAACACCGACATGGTGTATGTCTACCAGCAGCGTGACGGCAAGTTCTGCGTCATCGGTAACGAGATGTTCGAGACGCACACGGCACCTGCCGGAGACACAGGCGCAGAGGCTACAGCCGCCACGCAGACGACCTTCGCCATCAACTGTAATGACGAGTGCCCGGTACCAACGTACACAGGAAAGATCCTCATCTCAGCCACCAAGCAGATAGACTGTGCCACTGGCGAGGAGGAGGTTATCCCCGGAGGCTAAGGGACTGCTACTCTCTAGTAATATGTGTAGGCGGGCTGCTAAGGCGAAGAGCCTGGCAGCCCCTTTTTTTAATTAAAAGGACATTCTATGGACCAGAACTTCACTAACCGCATCAAGGCGTTCCTTGCCTTGGAGTCACCCACGGACGAGCAGGTCAGGGAGGCGGCTGTAATGCTGCTGCAGTGCGACCCCGCCCGTGAGCGCGCCATTTACAACACAGCGCAACGCCGACCGCAGGCTATGCTGCCATGGATCAGGACTGACCTGAGGAAATACGCAGGCATCCGTGAGAGAGGACTGGAGCGGCATGACGTGCCGGAATATAACAGAAAAGCCGTAAGCCAAGTACGTGAGTCCCTTTCCGTGCGACCCGTGACGGTCGAGCCGGAGAAGACACCCCTGGTGAGCGTCTCGTCCGTCAGAGGGAAACGCCAGGATCACGACAGCCTTCCGGAGAGCATCAAGGATCTGTGGGACAAAAACACCGTGCGATGGAAGAAAATACGCCAGCTGCACGCACAGCTCATGTCGATGGTCTCCTCTCCGGGGTACCAGGCCTGTGACGGCAACGAGATCTGCCACACGCTTCTGGAGGCGGACACCGCCATGCGCAACGACTATGAGCGTTACGACAAATACGACGCGTCCGGCAACTCCACCGCCGACGACATCAAGGCTACGAACGCCGCACGGACGACGATATCACGCGCCCTGCAGAGAAAGACCAACAGCGAGAAGCAGATAGAGGACACGCAGGATGCCGTCAACCTGCTCTTCCGTGTTGGCGCCAATATGAAACAGACGACCATCGAGAAGCTCAGGGCACTGGGCATCAGCATACCGGATGCCAAGAGGTAGGGACGTTTCCTCGCTGCTGCGCCCCCTCTCGGAGAAGCCCATACAGGCGTACTTCGGTCAGGGTCTGCACACACTGGGGCTTCTCCAGTGGATCCTGCGCCAGACGGGGAGGTCCTCCGTGTTCGTCAGCAGCTACTCCACGTCAGAGCCGTTCCTGAACGGATTCTTCCTACTCAGGAAACGGGGACTCGTCGCAAGGAGCGCCATCCTGCTTGACAACCGGGCCGCCCGCAAGACGGTACAGCTGGAGGAGCTGCTCTCCAACTCCTTCGACGCCGTGTTCCTTGGTCAGAACCACTCAAAGGTCCTCCTTGTGCACAACAGCAGCTGGCAGGTGTCCGTCGTCACCTCCCAGAACCAGACATACGGCAACCGTGCGGAGTCCACCATCGTCACGACGGACGGTGGAGTGTACGACCAGCTTATGAGACAGTTCACAGACTCCTGCGGCACAGGTGCCGTGGAGATAGACGTAAAAAATGGAAAAGGAATTATCACAGAAGATAGAGGAGCTTGCCGGTCTGCTGTTGACACCCCAGCAGATTGGCGACCTTTTGGGGTTGAGTTCTGAGGAGGTCGCCTCCTTCCAGAACCCGTACAGCGAGACGGGAAGGATGTACCGAAAGATACTCGCGGAGAAAGCCCGTGACCTTCACGAGAAGACGTTGAAACTATCAGAGGTGGGCTCTCCGACAGCCATAGAGAGGGCTGCGGAGTGGCTCAGCCAAGCAATAGGAAGCATAGAATGAGATTCCCTATAGACACCATAGCCGACAACCTCATGCTGCCCGTGGAGCAGATGAGGGAGAACGGTCTGCAGGAGCAGATGGTGTCACGTATCGTCAGGATCCGTGACATCTACAACTACATGCTGCGCAACCCCCTGAAGAAAGACCGTGAGTACCTTGACTACATCCAGGGGTGCTATAAGGACGCTGACGGAAAGCCGATATCACGCAGGACAGCCTACGAAGACATCGAGATACTGCATGCTATAGTAGGGAACCTGCAGCAGTGCTCCAAGGAGTGGCACCGCTGGAGGTTCAACAACATGATCATGGAGGGCTATGCCATCGCTGTCCGAAAAGGGGACGCCGCAGCCATAGCCAAGCTGGCGCAGCAGTACGGCAAATACAACCGCCTTGACAAGAGCGACGAGCGGGACAACGGACTGTCCGAGGTACCGCATATCGTATTCACCTTCGACGTGTCAAAGCTCGGATTCAAGCCCCTCGTCAACGCATACATGGAGATTGACCGCCTTATCAAGCACTACGGAGGCACTCCGATGGAGAGCATCCTGGAGGACACGGACTATGTGGAGATAGCGGAAGAACCGGAAAAGGAGAAAGCGGATGCAGACACTCAGCCAATATCTTAACAGGGCGCAGTCCTATGTCCTGGCGCTCATGTGCAAGGACATGACAGTCGTGGGCGGACGCGGCATCGGCAAGGGACTCCTAGCCGCATGCCTGCTGCGCCGGAACATCGAGGGCATGCCGGGCAGCAACACCGCCCTGGTCGGTCCCAACTCAAAGCGCATGTGGACGAACATCATACCCTCCTGGGACACACACCTCAGGCGCTGGGGATATCAGGAGGGCGTACATTACACATGGGGAAGGAAGCCCGCCAAGGACTGGGGCTGGAAGGAGCCCGTCATCAAGCCCATGAACTGGGAGAACACCCTCTCGTTCTACACGGGGGCATACGCCACCATCATATCGCAGGACAGGAAAGGCACATCCAACTCACAGAGCTTCGACTTCCTTCTTGTCGACGAGGCGAAGTTCATCGACTTCGAGCAGTTCAAGGACGAGACGATGCCCGCAAACAGGGGCAACGGAAACATCTTCGGTCATCTTTACTATCATCACGGCATCGCCAAGTTCTCGGACATGCCGACAACCAAGAAAGGCTCATGGTTCCTGAACGACAGGGAGAAGTCGGACCCGGAGAAGATACGGCTGCTGGAGGGGCTGGTAGCCTCCATGCAGCAGCTGAGGGACCGCATCGCCGACAAGGTGGAGCGTCACGAGACCGTGACACCGCAGGACAGGTACCTGCTCCGTCGGATGTCAAAGGCTGTCAACATGCTCCGTGCGGACACGTATCTCTATAAGGAGTTCTCGTCGATAGAGAACCTCGAGATACTCGGCGAGGAGTTCATACGCCAGTGTCACCGTGACATGCCTCCCGCCACCTTCCGCACGACGATCATGTGCCAGAGGGTGGATCACTCCGAGGACTCTTTCTACTCCTCGAAGACGGATGCGAACCTCTATACGGCGGCGAACAAGACGTACATAGACTCTCTCGGATTCGACATGGACAGGCTGCGCCATGTCGACTGCCGCATGGACGCTGACGTGAACACGGCGGAAGCCCTGTATGTCGCCTTCGACGCAAACAACAACATCAACTGGTGCGTCGTCGGGCAGCCGGGCATGGATATGAACCTCAGGGTCCTCAAGTCGTTCTACGTAAAGTACGACCGCAGGCTCCCCGAGCTCGTCGATGACGTCTGCGACTACTATGCCCCGCTGAAACACAAGGAGGTGGTGTTCTGCTATGACTCCACCTTCCTCGGCAACAACTTCGCGGTCAACGACAATGACTTCCACGAGGTCATCAAGTACTGTTTCATGAAACGCGGCTGGATAGTCCGGGAGATATACATCGGGAATCCGTGGAGCCACCCCGTCAAGAACGCGCTCATCAACCGCATGTTCCGTGGACAGGCACGCTTCAGGATCCTGATAAACCAGGAGAACAACCCGGACCTGCTGGTGTCCATCGACTCGGCGAAGACGGTGAACACCACCAACCAGAAGGACAAGTCAGGCGAGAAGAAGCCTGAGACAGAGGAGGACCGTCTGGAGACACGAACGGACGGATCCGACGCCTTCGACACCCTCTGCATCGCCGTCGAGACCGGTCAGCTGACTGGAGCCAGCACGGGCGGCGGGGGTCTTGGATGACTAGAGTCTTTTCCTTTTTTCATCATTTCAGGTCTGACAGATCAGTTCGCACCGAAATGTTCTTTTAATAAATCTTCAATGCACAATCTGGAGCGCCTTGCCCGTGAGGGTGGGGCGCTCTTCTCTTTCCATGGGATGGGGGCTCGCCGCCATGCGGGCGTTCCGTAGTGCTCCACCGTCTGTACGGCACGTCCCGTACGGGGCTCTCCTCTCCGGACTCATTACTCACACGCAGTGCCCTGTGTTCCTCATTCCTGCGTTACCAATGGATCTCCTTTATTCAGGTTGTCAGAAACCACCATGCCCGTAGGGACTCCCTCACGGGTGACATCCCCCCATGTCTGTTCTCTCCTTGGCGGCATCGTACCTGCGCCTCCGCCCCTGCGCCTCCACCGCGCACTGCCCGTACTTGCCTGCCGTTGACACGGAAAGGAGCAGGGACACCCCGCAGAGTCCGCAGGCAGTCAGGTGCCGTGCCTGTCTGATAAGTCGTCATTTTTGTTTTCCAGGGACTCTCCACCCGGAGGGCATTGATTTTTCCTTTGCAAAGGTAGCGCAAACGGCACCCGTCAAGTACCGCCCGCCAGCGGGCTATTGTCATCAACAAATTCACGGCAGCCTTCCTCATTTTCCGGTTGGAAAATAAGGTATTCCGTGAATTTCTCTTGAAATTCCTTGCCTGTGGAGGTGCCTTTCCTTTGCTGCTTTCTTATGCACGTAAAAATTACAAAAGCCCTCAGGGCTTCAAGTCAAACCCTAAAAAACAAACAATTATGACAACTTCAATTCAGACATCGGCTTTCGGCATCCATCCAGCCAGCAGACACAGCAGAGTATCCATCTATTCAGTGACCGTCAACGGCGAGGACGGCAATTACCAGCAGTTCGAGATAGAGGCTTCCTCAGAGGCGGAGGCACACAAGAAGGCTGACGACATCGCCCAGCAGAACATGATAGACGTCACCTATGTGGAAGTCTACAGAATAGCATAGTAAACCAATTTCTAACAATCAAAATATAGGAGATCAGAATTATGAAGAACCAGAATGAGAAAACCAGGGAGATCACAGCGAAGCTCGTGAAGTCCAATGCCTCGGAGAACCTCGTATGGGAAGTGTCCATCACCAACAGCCGCTCAAAGAAGCACTACTGCAAGACCGCCCGTAAGGCGCTGAGCTTTATCTTCATCCTCAAGAAGGAGAAGAACGTCCCCGTCTCCTACGAGACGCTGCGCCACCTCAAGGCAGTCATCGCAAAGCAGAGGACTGCAGCGTCAAGTGAACCTTCAACCGAAGCCCAGTCATGAACTGGGCTTCTTTCGTCGAACCTTTGAAATGAAAGGAAATGAAAGCGATACAGCTCAGTCTCTTCAGAAACTCCTCCCAGCTGGAGTTCCACTGCGAGGACGGTTACATGAAGGCGTACGGCGAGGATGCGCTCAAGGTTGCGGCAGTCCTCGGCGAGCGCCTGTACTACGAGGACGGTGTCCCCATGGTACGCTTCCTTCTGGTAAGGCAGTCCGACACGGTACTGCCAAAGTTGGTACGCGCAGGCTACTGCGTCAAAATGCTTGGCATATGATACGGTACGCCATTCACCAGTACGTGCCTGCCAGGAAGGCGAACGGGTTCCCCTTCCACGTCCGGGACACCAACAGGATGATCCTCGGGTTCAAGGACGGGCGAAACGTCTACACCCGGTGGGCTGTCAGACAATTCGCCATGACACTCTCCCCACTGGACATGACGGACACCGTCATCGTCTGTGTTCCTGCCAGTACTCCGTACTCGCATACACGCAGGTGGAAGATGTTCCTCGATCTCCTGTGCCGACGCACCGGAGCCGAGAACGGGTTCGGTTACGTCTCTGTCACGGGCAGCCGCAAGAGGGCTCACGTCACTGGTGACTATGAGCTGTGCGCCAACATCAAGCGTTACGTACGCATCGACGCTGAGAGCCTCAGGGGGCGGAACGTCCTCGTGATAGACGATATCTACACCACGGGACAGTCATCCGCCTCCTTCATCGGCGCACTCGAGGCTGCCGGTGCCAACGTCGTCATGGCTGTGTTCCTCGCCAAGACCCGGCTTCGCGTCCGCCGCTGATCGGGTATTGCGCCCGTCGTGTCCCGCCCGCCCTATGCCGTCAGCGTGCCATGGATGACATGCTGATCGCCCGGGAACGACGGGCGCAATACCCATTTAGAATCACCCCACCCGCACACCCCTGCGCACCCTGACACTGTCCGTGTCCCGCATGGCTGCAGGCTTCCCTGTGGCTCAGACTGCTGCGCTGCGCTCCTGGCACTATGCGGGACAAGCCGTATGGATGAGCCGGCGGCTCGTGCGGAAGAGAGCATGGCAGCATGACTGTCATGCACACATCCGCATCGTAACGGGATGAATCCCGTCAACGCCGCCTGCACGGTACCGCATCCCGGCACGTCCCGCATGGTGGCAGTCCCTCCGCTCCGCCGCATCACCAACGGGAGCCATTGCCATGCCATGCCAAAAGGCATGAGGGTGCTTGCCTACACGTCTGCGACATGACCGCGCATCCGCTTTCGCTGTAATTACACGTCGGGCATATAACGCTTTTGCTAAAGGTCGTAATTACATGTCGGGCGTAGGGCGGTGCGGGGCTGCCTTTCGTCAAACTTCCTTGCCAATCCAAGGAAGCGAAGATTTTTGTTTTGGTTTTCAGGCACTTACGGGAAAAAGGTGTTCACGGAATCTTTTTTCCGTAAAAGGCTCTGAAATGTTAAAAATGCGTGCAGGTGGCAAAAAAGTTACCTAAATATTTGGTGGATTATAACTTTTTCGCTACCTTTGCAGTGTCAGAAATGACAAAGAGTTCATTTACATTATGAAGACTTCCGAATTACTGAAGAGCCTCAGGGACGCCGGGTGCGTCCTGGCTCAACACGGAGGGAGGCACGACAAATGGCTGAACCCGAGGACGGGGAAAGCCGAATGGGTGCCGAGACATTCAGGCGAGGTCAAGAAAGGACTTGCGCTGAAGATCTTGAAGAAGCTGGTTGGGGAGTAATCCCCGACCACTCTTCGGGTTCTCATAATCTGATGGACTCTTTATATATGGATACATTAATACTTATGATATGAGGAATATTTTGGTTACAGTGTCACAGGCGGAGGATGGTACCTATTGGTGCCATACCGAGGAGGATGTCTATGACAGCGGTCTGAACGGTGCCGGAAACACGGTGTCCGAGGCGAAAAAGGATCTGATGGTCTGTCTTGAGGAGTCACGCAGGGACGTGCTGGCTCATGGGGGAGAGGTGGAGCCTGTAGAGTTCCGCTATCAGTACGACCTCCAGTCGTTCTTCGAGTATTTCTCCTTCCTGAACGTGACGGAGATAGCAAGACGCTCCGGCATCAACCCCTCGCTGATGCGTCAATACGTCAGCGGACTGAAAAACGCAGGAGAGAAGACCTACAGCCGTCTTTCCTCCTGCATTGAGAATATATCGCGTGAACTGAATGCCGCAACCTTCCGTTAGGTTGTACGGTCAGGTTTTCATGATTAAATTGAACTCTTTGACTGCCCTGGTGCGTGAAGCATCGGGGCTTTTCCTTAATAATATACCAGAAAGCGTGACAAGTTCCAGATTTTTTTCTATCTTTGCAGCGATAGAATCTACTAACATCACTTTATTATGGAAAACAAACCTTTATCTTTTGTCGCGATTGACTTCGAGACAATGACTGCGGAACGTACCAGCGCATGCGCTATAGGTATCGTTCAAGTTGAGAACAATGTCATCATGCAGAAGTTCTATTCCCTTATCAAGCCTATTCCGGATGACAGGAATAGCAACAACGCTCATGTACATGGTATTACACCCGAAATGGTTGAGAACGCTCCGACGTTCGGGGAATTGTGGGGTACCATCGGTAAGTATTTAACGGATCAGATCATCGTGTGCCACAATGCAGACTTCGATACCGACGTGCTGCAGAAGACTGCCGCCTATTACGGCATAGACTGCCGGATTGTCCAGGTTATCGACACGATGTCCATTACGCACCTGTCACTGACTCAGTCCTGTGAGTTCGCTCATGTAACCATCGGCGATCATCATGACGCTCTCTGTGATGCCACCGCCTGCGCCATGCTCCTGCTAAAGTTGAATGGCGTGACCGTCGAGGCTCCTCATTACGAGAAAATTTCGGCTGCTGGCAGGAGAAAACGTGAGTTGTCGAGTGAAGCAAAGCAGCCTTTGTCTGCAGAGGAGGTTGAGAACAAGGAAACGCCCTTCTTTCAGCAAAAGGTATTGATAACAGGTGTCCTGGATTCCTATCCTATGAGAGAGGATCTTGCAAACCTCTTGAAGAAATATGGCGCGGACATCAATACAAGCATCTCTGCCAAGACGAACATTGTCATCGTCGGAAGCGGAGCAGGTCCCTCCAAGTTGAAGAAAATAGAGGAACTGAATGCTAACGGATGTGCCATCAGGATCATCCGTGAGCCTGAATTGCTCCAGATTTTCTCGGAATTCGGTATAAAATAGGAACTTTTTCCTATAAAATCACGAAAAAATAGCAAGAAATCGCATTTTTTCTTGCTATTTTCTTTGTTTATACAAAAATTCTTTCTACCTTTGCCATCGCTAAACAACACATGACGATGAATCGTCAAGGGCGATGATGACGCCCGAAATAACATCGGGCATTATTTATGCCATTTTGAATATGAGAGCCTAAGATATCTGGCTCGTAATCTGCCAATAAGTTCGGCAGCCTCCCTACATAGAATAACGTCCTTGGTGATGAAGTCTGTGTTGTTTAGCGACAGGGGATCGGCTGCCGATTCTCTGTCCCATGGGGGAGACGCTCCCTGCCGTGAGGAGGGAGAATGCACTGGGATTAAAAGCTTCGGGTGTGTCGACCACGTCTCCCCCTTTCCCTCAGACATGAATCGGGGGGGTAAAAGAGACCATAGACAATGCGAGCGAGCACGAGGATGAGTACTGAATGTGTCTCTTGTCCACCACTGCCCCTTCCCGTTTCCAGACAGTTCCCATGAAGGGAAACGGTGGATTCCCATGGGGGGAACATCGGATTCCCACGGAGGGAACGACGGTTTCCCACGCTGGGAACATCGGATTCCCACGGAGGGAACAAAACGATACAACCGCACAGGGCGGATTCCCTGTATGCTAAACAACACAGCAATATGCAGAATGTAATTCAGATCGGGCAGGTTCAGCCCTCAGTGCTTTCCAATGTTGAGAGAACTGTAAAGAACCTGAAAGCTTGGCTCAGTGCCAAAAGTCCTTCGTTCTCAGCCCTTGCCGGCGAGGATGTCTCTCGTGCCGATGTGGTGAAGGCTCACCTTTACCTCGCCTTCGTGTTCGTCATCGGTGTCGTTGTCAGTCAGATGGGAGGTGCCGTATGACGTTTCAGGAGTACTCCAAGCAGCGGATATGCCTGGAGAAGCAGATATCCGGTACCTTCGAGTCACAGCTGCGTGAGGAGCGGAAGGTGCAGGAGGAAATAGAGCAGGCGATGCGGCAACTGCGTGAAGCCAGGGCGAAGAGCGACATCCTCTCCGGCAGGTACGAGCAGGAGAGGCGGCGCATACGTGAGAACATAACCAGGCTGGACCTAGAGTATACGGAGCATGGAGGATAAGGAAATGATGAAGAAGGTCCTTGACGCCTTCATCAGCGACGAGGACAGCGGGAGGTGGACATCCCAGGAGATCGCCGACAACCTCTCGGAGACGATGCCCGTAGACCCCCGCACGGTGACTGAGTACATGCTCGAGCACGGGTGGCTGCTCAGACGGGCGGACGACCGCCTCGTCTGGGTGAAAAGATAAGGATACGCTATTTTTTTTAATTCTCTCTCGTCAGGGGATGCTCTCGCAGGTGGGAGCGTCCCCTTTCCTTGTATTTTCATATCCGGGCGCGTATTCCTATCTTTGCGGAAAAAGAAGAGCAAATGGCAACGATCATACAGCAACCGTCCGCACTCGAGTTCTCCGGCATGCTTCCGGACGTCATCTTCGGCAGCAACGCAGACCACAGCGTCGTGTCCGTCATCATCACCGCTTCGGGCGAGACGAGGACCGTGTTCTCGGAGACCCTGTTCCCCACGTCGGGGAGGATCACGCTGGAGGAGATGCCGGACATGGTGTCGCCGTACGCCCGTCAGTCGCTGACGCTCTCCCTGACGGTGAGGATCGAGGAGTTCAACGCCGCAGGACAGTCCGTGGCGACACTCTCCACAACGCCGTCCACGGTGATATGCGGCATGGCTGACGTGGGGGAGCCCGCCTCTGTGTTCTGCCAGAGCCACTTCCTGACCATACTCAACGGCACGAAGCTCACGTCCATGGGACTGGAGGAGCGCCTGTACGCCTACGGCACCGCACAGGTGACGGTGACAGGCACGTACTGCCAGACGGACGGCAGCCTGGACGAGAGATCCGCCACGCTGACTGCCGCAGCCACCACCTCGGGGGTCTCCGCCTTCTTCGTCTCACCTTCCGACATGGACATCCTGCTCGGAGGCACGGGGACGCTGGTCGGATATTCCGTCGAGGCGGGGGAGAGACGGCAGCGGTTCGAGGTGAGGGAGCTCCTGACGGAGCCGTCGCCCAGCCTGGCGTTCATCAACTCCTTCGGCGTGACGGAGTTCATCCACTGTGTCGGCACCCACCAGAAGGACGCCAAGTTCACACGCTCGACGGGCAGGTTCCATGGGAAGCGCAGGAACTACCGCATCGAGGAGGACCGCCAGTTCAAGGCGAGCACCGGATGGCTCAACGAGGCGATGGCGGACTGGGCTGACGACCTTTTCCGCTCCCTGGAGGTGTACCTCTGGGTCGACGGCACAACGGGAAGGGAGGTCGTCCTCTCCGACTCGCAGAGCGTCGTCTCCAGCGATGACGCCGACATGCCGTCCTACGAGTTCACCTACGGATACTCGCAGCGCAACCACAACGTGATGCAGCGCAGCCATGCCGGACGCATCTTCGACAACACGTTTGACCACACTTTCAACTAGCCTATGGCAGTGGACACAGCGATATACCTGAAGGATGCCCAGAGGTTCCTTGACGAGTGCGTCCGCACCCACGAGACCGTCAAGGTCAGGGCGCTGGCACACGACGGCACAGTCGTCGACCTCAAGGGATGGCGTGTCTCCAGCTCGTGGTGGAGGGGCGGAGCCCACAACTTCATCAACCCCGCCAACGGCGAGGTGCGCAAGATAAGGGACATCCTCATCGTAAGTATTAACGATCATCCAATCTATATGTGAAATGACAGCAGAAACTATCATCGACATCCCAAGAGCAGCCGGCTCGGCAACGCTGTCGCCCAACGTCTTCGAGGACGACACGAAAGTCACAACGGGCACGGTGGACGTGGCGGGCAAGTCTTACACCTACGTCTTCTGGGGAAGGAACAACAACCTCCCGTACGAGGTGAAGCGGCTCGTCGAGAAGAACTCCGTGATGTCGCAGAACAAGTTCTTCAACGTGCTCACCTGCTACGGCAGGGGGCTGGAGTACATGGACTCCTCGACGCTGGACGACGAGAAGCCGAGACCCACAAGGGACCCGGAGATACGTGAGTTCCTCATCAGGAACTCCATGAAGAGGTTCTTCGCCGAGCAGATCTTCGACCTGAAATACTTTTTCTTCTCCGTGGCGGTGCTCATTCTCTCCCGTGACAACAGGCGCATCGTCAAGGTCGTGCACAAGGAGGCGTGCCACTGCCGCTTCGAGAAAGCCGAGAACGGCAGGGTAAGCAACGTCATATTCGCGGACTGGGAGGACAACAACTCACCCAGCCACGCCGAGGTCATACCGCTGCTGGACGAGCAGGATCCGTACGGCGACCTCCTCGCCCGCACAGGCAAGAGGAAGGACGAGCTGGGATACTTCAAGGCAGCGCCCGCCACATGCCACAAGTACGCCATCGTGTGCCGCATCCCCACCGTCGGCAGCAGGTACTATCCCGTTCCCGCCTACTCGGCGGCTTTCCGTGACGGCTGGTATGACATCTACCGCCTGCTGACGGAGGCCAAGAGAGCGAAGATCAGGAACGGTCAGTCCATCCGCTACCACGTGGAGATCAACACCCAGTTCTGGGAGGACAGGGCACGCGCCAAGGGCATCACCATCGGCACGGTGGAGTTCGAGAAAATGAAGGACGAGTTCATCAAGGAGCTCAAGAAGTACCTCTCCGGATCCGAGAACTCCGACAAGCTGCTGTGGAGCGAGTTCCAGTCCCTGATAGACGGCAAGGAGCGCCACTTCCTGAAGGTGAACGTGGTGGACACGTCCAAGGCGGGGTCCGAGTACAACGACGACGTGGCGGAGGCGTCGAACGTCCTCTGCTACGACGACAACGTGCACCCCAACCTGGCGGGTGCCGTCCCCGGAAAGGCGCAGATGAACAACTCAGGCTCCGACAAGCGGGAGCTCTTCACGATGAAGCAGTCGCTGGAGACGCTGCCGCACGACATAATGATGACCGTCCACAACACGATCATCTACTTCAACGGATGGGAGGACAGGGTCGAGCCCGTCGTCCCGCTCATACTGCTCACCACGCTTGACAAGAAGACCGACGCCGTGGAGAGCAGCACAAACAACCAACAGTCAAAGGAAGGAGGTAACCTATGAGCGTAACGCAGGAAATAACCAAGGAGGTGTTCGAGAAATACGTCCCTGCCGCCAAGACACCCGCCAACGACACCAGCGTGTACAGCCGCATGGTGGAGCCCATGCAAAGGGCTTACTCCACGATAGTGAGGGAGATGATAGGGACAGGGCTCGTCAGCCGGGCCGAGGGTGACCAGGAGACGAGGGGGATCATCTCCGACCTCGTCGCCAACACGGCTTTCGCACAGACGGCACGCAGCCTTGACCTTGTCGTAACAGCCACAGGGTTCGGGGTCGTGTCGACGGAGTCCACGGCACCCGCCAGCAAGTCCCGTGTGGACAGTCTGCTGGCTGAGGTTCGGCTGAAGGAGTACGAGCTGCGTGAGAGCCTCACGGACAAGCTGGTCGGCATAGAGGGGTGGGGGGACAGCCCCCTGTCACGCAGGGTCATCGACACCCTGTTCTGGCGGATCAGCCACATGAGGGAGCTCACCACGCTGGAGTACTCCGCAGACAGGTGGCTGTGGGCTTCCGCACAGGCGGTTGACGCGGACAGGCTGCTGCGCAGGGAGACAGGCGACGAGCTGATGGACCACCTTATCGACCTTGAGCGTCACGGGACGCTCGACGGTCATCACCTTTGCGTCGCCGGTCTCGTGGTCAGGCTGATGGGACGGCTGATATCCGACGCTGAGACGCACACGCCTCCGCAACGCGGCATGTTCGACCAGCTGCTGCGCTACATCGAGGACCACGCCGACGAGATAGAGACATACAAGAACTCCAAGATATACCAGGCACGGCACCATGAGGGAGTCAAGAACACAGGGGAGGATTCGTCCTTCTTCTTTATGTAGGAAGGTGTCACTGAACCTTCCCACGGGATGGCAGGGACTGTCGCAGGACGACCTCCGCCACGTCCTCCTGCTCCACCATACGCTGGGGGGCAGGGGTACGGACGCGGTCAAGGCTGCCGCCCTCCTTTATTTCGGAGGGTTCCTCGTCGAGCGCAAGACGGAGTCTGGATGGCTCTGCGTACGGTCGGGCAAGCCCTTCCTGCTGTCCCCGTCGCTGCTCCCCTCCGTCATCGCCACGCTGGACTGGACGTGCCGCCCGGAGGAGATGACGGACCGCATCGACCGCATCGGGAGGCACAAAGCCTGCAACATGTGGCTGCGTGACATGCCGTTCGGGAAGTACCTCATGCTGGAGAACTACTACCAGGCGTTCCTCTCCTCGAGGGAGGCAAGGCTCCTGAGGCTGATGGCTGAGATCCTCTATCAGGTGCCAGAGGGGGACACGCTTGATGCGGAGGACTACGAGACAAGCTCCGTATTCCTCTGGTACTCAGCGGTGAAGAGCCGTTTCGCTCGTGAGTTTCCTCACTTCCTCAAGCCCGTCCGTGAGGGACAGTCGACAGGGAGCCGTATGGACCAGAAGGAGATGATGACGGCACAGATACGCCTGCTCACCAAGGGCGACATCACAAAGAATGACGCTATACTCAACACGGACACCTGGTCGGCGCTCTTCGAGCTTGACGCGCTGGCACGCGAGTCCGAGGAACTGAAAACCAAAAACAGCACAAGGAATGTTTGACGCAATCAATTACTTCAGGGAGATGGCGGACAGGAACAAACTGGCCGCCAGGGAGGGATTCCACACAGTGGTCATCTCCAACTCCAACAACCTCGAGGGGCTCTTCGAGCACTATCGTGACTACGACAGGTTCATCGCCGTGAGCGACACCAACACGGGCAACCTCTCGTCACAGGACGGAGCCTTCAACTTCCTCAAGAGAAGGGCGTACACCGTCTTCATCCTCGCCGGCTACGAGCACGACAACATGGAGGACCGACAGCAGAAGCTGGACCTCTGCCGTGAGCTGTTCCTGCAGCTTGTCAAGCGCATCGTGCGTGACAAGTACCTGTACCGTGACAAGGGCACGTACTTCGACACGCAGGCGATCCCGAACCAGGAGATAGGCAGGTACTACCTCTCCGGGATGACGGGGCTGCACTTCACCCTGTACGTCTCGGAGCCCGTTAACCTTGAATACGACAAGAATGAGTGGGAGGGAGATTAGACGACCCGT